TAAGTATATGAAATCTATATATGGAATTTATTTAGGTCTTCCAACTAAGGTAAAAGTTACTTGTGGAGACAACTGGAAAGAGCAAAAAGTAGTTGCTATTTAATAGTAAATGTGTTATAATTTTCTATGAATAAGAATTCACAAAAAGACAAAAAGAACAAACTAAAAATAATATTGATAGAACAACTTGGTGGTAAGTGTGTTGATTGTGGACAGATGCCCCATATTGTAGCAATGGACTTTGACCACGTTGATCTAAACAAAAAACAATACAATATATCTACCTTAATAAATAGAGCAATACATGGGGAAGAGAAATGGATTTTTCTATTGGATAAAGAAATCAAAAACACAGTTCTCAGGTGTGCTAATTGCCACAGAATAAAAACATTTATTAATCAAGATATAATTAAAGCTAGAAAAAATCATAATGGTGGAAGAAAAAAGTTTTTATTTCAATAGTAAATTAAAAGGAGAATTAAAATATGTTAAATGTAAGTGGTGTAGTTAAAGGTGTGTATAGTAAGCCAGTCACAACCAAGTTTGGTCAGAAGAACGTGTGGGACTTGCTTTTGGACGACGGTAATTACTATAAACATGGATTTAAGAAACCGTCTGTAGAGGTCGGAGACAGCGTTACTATTACCTATGAGGTAGGTAAGTATGGTGATGAGATTAAGAGCCTCTCAAAGGCCTCTGTAGGAGCTTCTAGCTCTACTCCTGTAGAGGTTGGTGGGCCTATTAATAAGATTACTTCTTACCCTATTAAAAATAGTAAGCCTTTCCCTGTGCCTTTTGACAGTGGAGAACGGGCTATTATCAGGCAAAACAGCTTGACTAATGCAAGGGAATTGGTTGTTGGTATTATACAACATGACACCCCAAACAAAGAAGAGTCTTCTTGGACTTCTAGGCAAAGTCAATATGAAACACTAGCTAATGAGATTCTTAGAATAGCTTACATATTTGAGGAATACTCTAGTGGGGACAGGGAGGCCAAGGCTGTAGATGCAATATTCGACAAGAACAAAGCTACTAAAGCTAAGAAGACTAAACCTGAGCCGGGGGAAGATGCCGTTGCCTTCTAACAAATCCCCTGATACTTTAATCAAGGACATTAATAAGCTTCTTAATAATGTAGCTGCTGGTAAAGGATTAACCTTAGCTTCTGATAAGTTGGCTGAGTTTGGTTCTAATGTGGCTATGAAGCTTAATGATGCTTTGATAGGGCGGGGTAAACGTAAACGTCCTCCTAAAACTCTTTATATGTCAGAGGTAGGGAAGCCCTGCCGTAGACAGTTGTGGTATGAAGTGAACAGGGACACCAACACCTTTGATGTAGAGAAGTTGCCAGCTAACGCCATTGTCAAGTTCTTATATGGTGACATCCTTGAAGAGTTAGTTCTTATTCTTTGTGAACTATCCGGCCATGAAGTAACTGATAAGCAGAAAAGCCTTGAGATGAAGTTGCCTAATGGGTGGGTGTTGCGTGGAAGGATTGATGCAAAGATAGATGGTGAGATAGTAGATGTAAAGTCTGCTTCTACTCAATCCTTTGTTAAGTTCACTAAAGGTGTAGACAGAACCAATGATCCCTTTGGTTATATACCACAACTACAAAGTTATAATGTAGCGGCTGATGTAACAGCCGGAGAGACTACATCCTTTATTGCTATTGATAAGACTACTGGTAATATTGTAAGAGACGAGCACAAGGTAGATAGTCAGATCAAGTCTAAGAAAGACTTGCAAGATTTAACTGCAACTCTTGAGGCTAGTAACCCTCCACCTAGGCAGTTCAATTCAGTAGCCACATCCTATGGTAATGAGTCCTTGGGTCTTGAGTGCTCTTACTGTCACTGGAAGCATGAGTGTTGGAAGGATGCTAATGGTGGAAAGGGTATTAGAACCTTTGTATATAGTCGTAAGCCAGTCCACCTTGTAAAGATCAAGAAAGTACCTGATATGGTGGAGTTAAAGAGAGATGAAGAAGAGAAACTCCAAGAAGTCTAAGTATCGTAGTAAGTTTGAAAGGGCTACAGCAGAGTTTTTAAGGACACAACTGGTAGCTTTTCAATATGAACCTAGACGTGTAGCATACACTAAGACACACTTCTATACACCAGACTTCTACCTAACTAAGAAAGGCATCTTCATTGAAACAAAGGGAAGGTTCACTTCAAGTGACAGGACTAAGATGGAACAGGTCATTGAGGAACATCCTGAACTAGATATAAGACTGTGCTTTATGCGGGATAATTATTTATATAAGGGAAGTAATACTAAGTATAGTGACTGGTGTGAAGCAAGGATGATTAGATATTGTATAAAGGAGATTCCTAAAAGTTGGTTAGGCTAATATGCCAAGAAAAAAAGAATCTGAATTGTTATACAGGAAATCAGAAGAACGTAAAAAGGCAAAAAAGAAATACGATAGTTCTGTAAAAGGAATCAAAACAATGAGACATTATCATTTGACTAGAAATTATGGAATGACTGTAGAAGACTATAATAAACTGGTTATTAACCAAGACGGAAAAAATGCGCCATTTGTGGTACAACCAAGTCTGGAGGTTTTAGTGAAGCTAGAGGATTAAACAATTTTCAAGTAGACCATTGTCATAATATTGGAAAGATCAGAGGACTATTGTGTACAGAGTGTAACTTTGGTTTAGGTAAATTTAAAGATAGTAAAGAGCTTCTACAAAAAGCTCTAAATTATTTAGAGAAAGGAGAAAGGAGAAAGTAATGGCTGACGTGAGTTTAGTCATAGGAGATTGCCACACTGACCCAAGCCAATTAAAGAATGATGGCTTGAGGCGATTCAGGTGGCTTAATAAATTAATATTTGACAAAGCTCCTAATAGGATTATAATAATGGGAGACTTTACTTCTTTCTCTAGCCTGTCTGCTTGGGACAAAGACAAGAGGCGTAAGATAGAAGGACGTAGATATGAGAAGGATATTGATGCAGCAAACCAAGCACTTGATTATTTATTGAAAGGCACTCAAGATATAAATGACTTGGATCAACCTGATTTAATCTTCTTGAAGGGAAACCATGAAGAGTGGCTTGATAGGTACATAGATATTGACCCAACCTTTGATGGTCTTCATTCAGTAGAAAAGGATATGAAGTTGTTTGAACGTGGGTTCAAAGTAATTAAATACAAGGAAGACTACATCCATAAAGGTATGAGTTTTACCCATGTGCCTATAATGGCTAATGGGAAACCTGTTGGTGGTAAGTATGCTACCAACAAAGCCCTTGAAGTGTACTCTAATAGTGTGTGCTTTGGGCATACCCACAACTTTGATGTGGCTGCTGTGCATAGAAAGAATAGCACCAGCCTACAACAAGCTATTAATTGTGGTTGTTTCTTTGAGCACATTGATGAGTACGCCCAAGGTTCTATGACTAACTATTGGCGTGGTGTGTTGTTACTAGATCACTATGACACTAATAGAGCAGACATTGAACAGTGGAGTATGGGGCGATTGAAACGAGTGTATGGAAAATGAAATTTAAAACATGGGATGGTTCTGATTTAATTGGTATTTGGGAAGTGTCTTTAAAGATTGATGGTGTCAGAGTTGTGATTAAAGATGGAAAGGCTTTAAGCAGGGCAGGAAAACCCCTATACAATGTGCCCAAACTACTTGATGGGGATTATGAGGTGTTCTTAGGGACGTGGGAAGGCAGCATAAGTGCCACAAGAACCAGAGATGCTACTATTATAAAGGACACTGAAATATATAGTCTTGATCCTATAGATAAAAGATTGCATTGTGGAAAATATCTCAATCCACCAAAAGAAATTATAAAAAGAGACATGCTAAAAGCTGTGTCTATAGGTTATGAAGGACTTGTTCTAAGACAAGGAGATGTTAGACTCAAAGTAAAACCCACCATAACACATGATGTACCAGTTATAGGCATACAAATGGGGACTGGAAAATACGTAGGAAAAGTTGGAGCTTTAGTCACTGATATGGGTAAAGTAGGCACAGGATTTACAGACAAAGACAGAGTGGGTTTATTAACTATTGACATAGGGACTATTATTGAAGTAGAATCAATGCAGCTAACACCAAATGGTAAATTTAGACACCCTAGATTTGTTAGGGTGAGATACGACAAATAAAAGGAGATAGAAGATGGCACGAAAGAAAAGTAAATTCTGTACAAGTTGTGAGATGACGTTTATGGGTAATCACGTATGTACTGGTCTCAATAGGAAAGTATTATATGATGATCCTGTGATGCTTGATATTGTAAAGGGTGTTGTCCGTGGGCCTGATAGTGGTCAGACCCAATTTGATTTACCGGAACCGGGTGATGTTAATAACTCTGGCGGAATATAAAGAACAACTGAAAGAGTTGTATGATCCAGATGAACTGGTAGATATTCTTTCTATCAGTTCTGAGAATTTGATTGATATGTTCCCTGAGAAGGTAGTTGAGAAGTTTGAGTTGGAGTATGATCGGATAGAACCTTGTTCAAGAGAGGATGAATGAAACAAGAAACTAAGTGCAATTTAGGATGGAAAAAAAGAATGGATGATATGTCAATAAATCTATATGTGTCTATCTCAATAAGTGAACATGATTTGTTCTCAATGGAGACAACCATGTTGAAAAATGTACAACGTGTACTAGATAGTAGTGTTCCAGTACATTTAAAACTTCAGGTGTTTGCTACAGTGTTTGAAGCCTTGGGGAATAAAAACAATGTTACCTACTGATTATTCTAGGTACATACACACCAGTCGTTACGCTAGGTGGGATGACAAACTAAAGAGACGTGAGACTTGGAAAGAGACAGTTATGCGTTACATGGACTACTGGTTTGACAGAAAGATTATAACTGATACAGATGTTCTTAGTGAACTAGAAAATGCTATACTCAATCTTGAAGTTATGCCAAGTATGCGGGCTTTGATGACAGCAGGAAAAGCTCTAGACAAGGACAATGTAGCAGGATATAACTGTGCTTATCTTGCTATGAACAGAGTACGAGCCTTTGATGAGATACTTTATATCCTTATGTGTGGCACAGGTGTAGGGTTTAGTGTAGAGCGTCAATATATCAATGACTTACCGGAGGTTCCAAAGGAGTTACATGAAACAGATACAACGCTGGTTGTTGCAGATAGCAAAGTGGGTTGGGCTAAAGCGTATCGTGAATTGGTCAGTCTGCTCTATTCTGGTCTTATACCTAAGTTCGATCTTAGCAAGCTTCGCCCTGCTGGTGCAAGGCTGGTTACTTTTGGGGGTAGGTCTTCTGGCCCTGACCCTTTACTAGCTTTGTTTGATTTTACTATTAATACGTTTAAGAAAGCATGTGGACGTAAATTAAATTCATTGGAGGTGCATGACATTGTTTGTAAAATTGCTGATGTGGTTGTTGTGGGCGGCGTTCGTCGTTCCGCTCTCATTAGTCTTAGCAACCTTACTGATGAGCGGATGCGCCATGCCAAGTCCGGTGCTTGGTACACTGATAGCCCTGAACGTGCTCTTGCCAACAATAGCGTATGTTATACTGAGTTCCCTGATGTTGCAGCGTTCTTGAAGGAATGGAGGGCATTATATGAAAGCAAAGCAGGAGAAAGAGGTATCTTCTCAAGGATCGCAGCAAGGAAACATATTGAAAGACTCGGCAGACGAAATCCAGAATTTGATTGGGGCTGTAACCCATGCTCTGAAATACTGTTGCGAGACAGACAGTTCTGCAATCTTACAGAAGTGGTCGTTCGACCGGATGATACCCTTGAAGACCTCAAAAGGAAAGTACGAATTGCGACTATACTTGGAACTCTCCAAAGTACCTTAACAGACTTTAGGTATTTGAGTAGTAAGTGGAAGGAGAACTGTGAGGAGGACCGCTTGTTAGGTGTGAGTCTGACGGGTATAAGTGACCATCCAATCCTATCTAAGATACAAGATAGAGATGATTATTATGAATCTGAGTGGGGCCGGAATGATGAATCTTTCATGCAAGAGTTAGAAGATAGATATAATGCAGGACATTTTCCACGATCAACTGCTTATGTTTTAAAACGTCTTAAGGAGGTAGCGATTGAAACAAATAAAGAGTGGGCTGCGAAACTTGGTATTCAACCTTCTGTTGCTATCACTTGTGTTAAGCCTTCCGGTACTGTCTCTCAGTTGGTGGATTCTAGTAGTGGCATACACCCTAGATACTCTAGTTATTATATCAGACGTGTTAGATCGGATGCCAAAGACCCACTATCGGACTTCCTCAAGGCTCAAGGAGTTCCTTGCGAGGGGGATGCAACAAAACCGGGGGCCGTAGATATATTCTCTTTTCCGATGCAAGCACCAGAATCCAGTGTTCTTAGGAACGATATTACAGCTATAGAGCAATTAGAACTGTGGAAAGTATACGCCGAACATTGGTGTGAGCACAAGCCTAGTGTTACTATTTATGTACGAGAATCTGAATGGTTGGAAGTGGCAGCTTGGGTGTACAAGAACTTTGATATTATGAGTGGTGTCTCATTTTTACCACATTCAGACCACATCTATAAACAAGCCCCCTACACTGAATGTACTAAAGAAGAGTATGAAGAGGCGGTATCAAAGATGCCCAAAATAGATTGGAGTAAATTTTCTAACTATGAGAAAGATGATAATACTACAGCAAGTCAGGAATTAGCTTGCACCGGAGGCAGTTGTGAGGTATAATATTTATGAGTTTGTACGGATCAAAAAGAAAAACCCCGATATGACTTTACCGGGGTCTGCTATGGATGGTGACACAGGGATTATAGATAGTGTTACCTATAGCCCCCTTGGTTGGTATAGAGTATCACTTGATAAGGATGGTTTTTCCTTTGCCATCAAGGACGAGGACTTGGAGAAGATATGAAAGAGGAAAAACTAGTAGCAGATGGAAAGATATTTATAATTCAGCATAGACATGATTCAGTAGTCATCTGTGAACAACTAGCACCGGGTATTAAGATGCCCATACGAGAGATTCCAATGAGTAGAAGTAAATATATGCCAGTAACAAATCAAACTAAACTAAAGGAGAAAGGAGAAAGAGAAACATGTTCAGTAAATTTATGAGTAGGATTGATTCTGTAGACAGAGTTCTTGAGCAGTTCAGCAATCTTCGCCAGAGGCTTGAGGCTATTGCCACAAGATCAGATATTCGTATTGTAGAGATTGATGAAGCGATTGGTACTCTTGAACAAGAGGGCTTGAACGAAACTGTTGTACGGGATCGTGCCCTTAAAGTAGCAAAGAATATTCAGAAAGTGTTTGATGTTTAATCTTAAATTAAAGGAGAAATAAAAAAGTGGAACATGAAGTGATTTACAAATCTGTGAAGAAACCTATTGGTGTAAGAGTTGCTCTCAGTGAGTGCTTAGATGCATTGGATGGTTGGGAGTTTGATGTAAAGGGTGATAATGAGAACAACTTCACCTTTGATATTACTTCTGACACAATAGAAGTCACTGTAGGTGGAAAGAAGGTTGATCCGAAGAAGGTGAAAATTAAATTAACGGGGGTTGATTAAAACAATGTCTATTAATGTGAAGACAAGAAAGTTCTTGAGTTCAGATATGGAAAGATTGGATGTAGTTGCTACAACTTTTGATACTGATTCTTCCTATCCAGAAGCCAATGTTACAATCAGCGATGGTAGTAGCATATTATTCTTTGGTGTTTATTTTGTAAACAAGAAAGACTGTAATGAGGACATAGCAAAGTTACAGAATCTTGTTGATGAGATTCAAACACTTATTGATTTAGTAAAAGAACACAAAACTGAGGCTTTGAAAGCTGCTGTACGTTAAGATTTAAAAGCTTTAACTAAGTTAGGTAAATCATTTGATATGGTTCTTATTCCAAAGAAGAAGCCTACAACAGTCCATATAATATTAAGGACTAAAGCCGGGGCTGTTGCTAGGACTGAAGGGATAGGAAACAACCCAACAAGAACCCCAAAAGACCATAAGGCAAAAAGGGGTCTAGGTAATCTGTTAAGACCATTTACAATCCGGTTGAATGTGTCATCCATAGCTGGTGCATCGAATTTACGAGCAGAGTCTTGGGAGGCATCTTCAACCTTTGTTGTTTCTATATCCATGTTGTGAGTAGTAACTTTACCGGGTTTGTAGTTGTCTACTACATCAGTTACTTGTTTAATAACATTAGTACCATTAGTACCAACACCAAACAACCCTAATACCTTTGTAAAAAAGCTCATAGAATTAACAATGCTCCTTGTCATATTCATTTAAGACTTTACATATCTCAGTTGCTTTAGTTTTACGCCAACCAGTAGGGCCAGCTTTGTATCTGATGAGCCTTGAGGTGAATAGTAATTCTCTAGGTAAGTCCCTGAACTTATATGTCGCATAAGTCAAGTTATAAAGTATATCTAAAAAGAATCCTACAACAACAAAAGGATACCCAACCACCTTTTGAATATTGGTAAGATTGTCCTTTCTACCCTTAAGCCACATCACTCCTTTGTACCACTGAAACAATAGTTCAGTTGGTGCATCTTTAAATATCACTAGGCCACTCCCCTGTTTTTATCATTTCAACAACTCTTTTACCACGAACACCAACTTGCCTATACCATAGGCTGTTACTGAAGCCATCACCAGACTTAATATAATCACCACACTCAAGACTCTTAAGAGAGTTCTTGAATTCCAATAACTTGCCTGTTGAATCTTCCACACTTGGCCCCACTCCTAAATTAAATCCTAAATCTACCAAAGCATTTTGTCGTACTGTATCTAGATTCTTCCACCAAGGAAGATATTTATTTAACAATTTAACCACAGTATCTACATCTTCTTCAAAGATTATCTTGATAGCAAGATCACTAATAGGACGCTCTTGAATATTATGTCCTATCCCAACTGTCCATATACTTTTACTATCCTTATAAGCAATATTCTTTTTTCCTTCCTCAACTTCAAGTTGTTTCTGCAATCGTTCTAAATCCATGTTTATTTATTCTTTTCCTTTTCTTTAGCTGCTATTCTGTCAAGTCCCGGCCCTAACCACCAATAGGCAAACTTGCCAACTATGGGTACATATTGCATAGACTTTATATTGGCATCTTCTTTAGTAAACTGTTGAACAACATCAGACCCTATACTATCAATAATACTTATAGGGGCTGGTGTTATTGCTTTTGTTAAGGCACTACCAGCCAAACCAGAAGCACCCAAACTTACTATGAACTCTGACCCACCAAACACCTTAAGCATAGAAGATACAGCAGCATCAGGAAGATCATCTACAGTAACTTCTTGACCTGTAAGGAATTTCTTAAGAGAGTCTGTACCAACACCTAGGGCTGAAAGAAACACAGCATATCCCGCAAGGTTCTTTGCGCCTTGGTACACGTCTCCTTTTTTCATCATCCTTATAGTATCATTGAGCATCAGGTCTATCTGCCTCAGAGTAAAAGACTTCAAGGCATAAAACAAACGACCATTAGGATTCTGTAGATACTTTAAGGGCATCTCAAGAAGTGATATAGGTTGAATGTCTGACAACTCATTCCATAAGAGAAGCTTTACATTGTCTGTCATCTTCTTATCTTTCAGGTCTTGAAGAGTTCTTGCCATCTCTACTTCCCCTAAAGTCTTCTCCCATTTCTTAGCAATCATATCCCGCCCCTTCTCTGTTTGGGCAAGTCTCCAATTCTTTCTGATAGCGGAATTTAGTTGTGTTTCTTTACCTAGTTGATCCATACGAGAGAAGCCAGAATACTTTAAGGCTCGTTCCATCCATCTGGCAGTAGATGATGGAGAATGTAGCAACTCAATAGAAGCATCCCTTAAACCCAAGTCCATAGCTCTTATGTGTTTTTTTCCAACTATACTTCTTAGGGTAGTCATAACACCAAACTTCTGAAAAGCAAGACCTATATCCTGTAACTGAGTGATAGCAGATAGGGGATTGCCCAAGGTTCCAGTGTATGTGAGGTTACGGGCAACTTGTATGATCTTACTTGGGCTGGCTTCTCCTTCAAACATACGGGCCTGTAGAAGTTTCTTCAACTCATTGAACTGAGAAGAGTCTTCCATAATCTTATACTGATTCTTTAGTATCTTCGATAAAGAAGATTCCCAATCAATAGATTGTGTGCCTCTACGTCTGGTTAGTTGCTTTCCAAGAAAGTTTCTTTTCTCTAAATCAAGGATAGAGTCCCTCATATAGTAATGTAGGGACTGTCTAGGAGAAGCATACAAGTCTAAATACTTGTCTGGTATTCTATCAAACTTACGACTCTTCAAATGACCGGGAGCAATAGTAGTTTTACCACGACCAAACAAAGTCTTGTGCAGCACTTCACTCTTTTCCAAGTCAGATAAATCCCTGCCTAATTGCTTCTCTTTTATTTGAAAAGCTTTCATAACAGCAGATTTCTCATTAACACTCAAAGCTTTAAGAGCTTTCTTGGTGTCAAGGAAGGCGCGAGGAAAGTAATTCTCTACTTCATTAGCTTTCAAACCTACTTCTTTCTGTCTCTTGAATATGTCCTTAAGAACATCTCTTGAGTCTTCAAAACTCTTGAGAGCCTTCGAGTCTCTACCAAGCATACGCTTGATTATATCAAAATCTCCTTGATATAAAGCACGTTTGATAAGACGCTGGTTACTCTTGCCCATCTTTTCTACAGACTCTAGGAAAGGTTCAGCAGCACCGAACCCTTCATGGTATCCAGTACGAATCTTGAATTCAAATTCCCGCATGGCCCCAAAGACTTCCTCACTCATATCTTTAATACGAGTGCTGATAGGCTTTAGTATATCAGATATAAGATTGCCTTGAGTAACTTCTCTATCAAGAACAGAGGCTTGTCTAGAGGCAGCTATACCTGCTTGTGCCTCTTCTTTGGTTGGGTACTGTAGTTCTCTTTTGGTCAGGAATAACAGATCATCTATCTCAGTAGCAGTACGAGACATATCACGTTCTACTACTTGCATAGCTTCATGGGCTGGCATACCAAGAGAAGCTTTCTTAGCCAGTCTAGTTTCATACTCATCTAAAAGAGTCTCTGCTTTCTTTAGAACACTTCTAGGCACATCCAATTTGTCTTGTTCCCACAACTCTTTGAATAAATCTTTTATTCTACCAACCCTGCCACTGGCAACTATTGGAAGTGGCCCAAAGTTTAAAGCTATGTTTACACTTTCCTCTTGTAATTTTTTATCAAGTTCATCCAAAGATTGTAGTTCTTCTGGTGTAGCAATACCGCGACGTTGTTTAGCTTTTAAATCAGCAACTTTTAGATTGAGGTCTTGATATTCTCTTATACCAGAACCTATATTTTTTACACCACGTTCAAGTCGTTCTCTGAGGAACGCTGGAAGAATACCAAGGCCACTGTCCTCTTCCTTGGCTTTACTCCAATCGGTCTTTACTTCATCAAGCCAAGAAGGTTCAACAGGTTGTATATCAAGTTCTTGTAGATCGAGAGGAGCTTCTTTATTAACATAGACACCAGACACCGGCTGAAGGTCTAGTGGTTGTAGGTCTAGCTTTTGATTGGGTTGGGACTCATCCATCTCAGCAAGAGACACATCTTCTAGTTCATCAGGACGTAACATAGCCTCTGGTGAGTCAGGATCAACCAAGATGTTCTTAGGAACTTCCCCGTACTTATTCTTAATAGGTACTGGTTGTAAGTCCAGTTCGGCCATGTTATTGCTTTACTTTATATCCTTGTTTTTTAGCTTGCTCAACCTGTTCAGATGGAATAGTAAACTCTTTTCCATTCTTATCTATAACTACAATTCTAGTTCCCTTTTTAACAAGGGGTTTTATTTTAGCAGGGGCACTCTCTTCAACATCTTTACTTGTTATTGGATCACCCGAATCATCATAAGACGCCTTCTCATCAAAAGGATTAATTATATCTTTCCAATTACTAGAAGCAAAATCTGTGTCATATGGCCCACGTTTCTTTGCAGGTTTAATCTTATCAGAGAACTCTTGATAAGCAGCATCAAAAGCATCTCCAAACTCTACATCAGGATCATCATTCTTGAGTTCTTTGATGCGAGCAGCCATACGAATAGCTAGATTAGCCATCTGCTTTGGTTCCATTCCCGCCAAGTCTTCACGACCGGAGAGAGTGGCTTGGATATTCTTCACATCAGTAGTGTTGGGAAGAACAAATTTCTTTTTNTCTTTTCCTTTATTCTTGCCTACAGTCTTATAATAATCATCCAAGACTCTATTACGCTCTTCGTCTGCTTCTACTTTACGTCTATCCAGTTCCATGTCACGACCTAATTTAATAGCTTCAAAAGCCACATCAGGCATGTTATTTTCAATAGCAGTTGAGAAGACCAACTTGGAATACTTCTCAGGATCAGAAATATCCATACCTAACTCTTGTGCCTTTTCTCCAACTTTCTGTTGCAGGTCTTTGATCTTCAAAGCACGGATCATTCTAGGATCACCAGCAAAGTTATTTACTACATTCTCTGTATTGAATCCTATACCTTGCTTAGCAAGGGCAGCACCCACACCACCACGATTCTTGCGTAGTTCAGCGTCTAACAAAGCCTCTGTATCTTCAGGTGACATACCAGAAGAACCACTAAAAAACCCACCTTGTTGATTGATATTTGGCATCTTTTATTACCCTCCGAACATTGACATCAAAGCACCAAACATGCCCATGTCTACCTTGCCACCCTCAGATTGTGAACCACCACTCACACCAGCAGTAGCCATCCTGTTCCAGAATATTGATTTTGCTTTGCCTCCTTCTGCTATATACTTAGACTGTGCTACATCAGCAGCAGTGTCCGCTATTCCGGTTTGTATACTAGGAGTAAAGAGTTTATTACCAGACTCATCAAGGGACTGTCCTGTGCCCAATAAAGACTGGCCTCTATTAATTAGAGAATCTATTAAGCTTTGACCTAGACCTATAGACTGTAACTGTGCCTCTAGGTCTGCTTTATTTTGTGCTTCATAGTAGGCCCGCAACTCAGGGTTTCCCCCAGTAGCATCGGCAGCACCCAACGTGCCCATACCAAATAGAGAACTTCTGAGATTGGCTATGTCTCGTTCTCGTTGTGGGCCAGCTATTCGTTGCATCAATTCATAAGCATTAGATGAGGCTTGGTTAGGATCAAAGGTTTTTGCTTGTGAAAAGAATCCTTTTGAACTATCTAGTACACTGTTTCGTATATCTTGGTATTCAGGGCTAAGAGTGAATACACCATTTCCACTAGACCAGTCAAGATTTCCCATGCCTGTTCTAATATTAAAGGGTTTGAAATTGATATTGGCCGAAGCGTCATCATAACCTTTATTACCTATAAGATTACCAGTGACACTATTCCAACCTTTACTTAAGACCCCCATTATTTATCTCCTGTTGAATTTTTCCATTTCTTATTTTTAAACCAAGAAAATATCTGAAGAAACAACCATGTACCAGATAAGATAGCCAAGAAATGTGAAGCTACCCACCCAACGCAATACCCCATAGCCGTAAGAAAGGCTGTCCAATCAATCGTGTGTTTCATTGTCTCCCAAGTAGTATGTATTGTTTTAGGCATTAGGCTTACGCCTTTCTGATACCGTATAATTTGAATGTACCTGACATGGTAGTATCAGAGGTTAATTTAAAAGCATTTACCGCAGTACCCGGAACATTCCACATTCCGTCTTGATCGAAAGTATTCACTACTCCTGTGACTGTTAATGGAACCCTGCCTTTCCAATTCCATTGTTTAGATACTGTCGTGCTCATAGGATTAAAAAATTGCATTGTGAAAGACATGGGAATGGTTGTACTATTATTTAATCCTGATTTAGTATAGGTAGTAGTTGGCCCTGACATAGCGGCATTAGGGACACCAGACCAATATTTATTTTGGGCGTCTTGCGTTGCATTATTATCTGTTGAAACTGCAAATGTTAAAGTGTTATTATCATTGGTAAATATGATATTCTCCCCAATCCACAAATAATCATCATAGACAGAAGTTATTTTACTTGTTACTGACACAGATGCCGCAGCAGCTATAGTCTGTGCATCTAGCAACACTAGTGAAGCCCCTTGAGACGCAGTAAACCCTGCTATCAATACAGGGTGTAGTGTGAATACAGAAGTGCTTTTAGCTCTGACTCTAACCCTGTCACCAGCAGCAGCAGTAAAATTAACTGCCCCATCTATGAGTAGATTGGCGTTGTGAGTAAATACATGAGCATCATTGCAATAAAGTTCTACTTCAGCACCAGCTTGAGGCGCATCAGCAAAGTCTGTAAATGTAACTACTGCCCCGGTAAGAGTAACATAGTTACCAGCAGACCAAATATCAGATGTAGTGGCGTGGGCAGCAACAGAAGCATTAGCATCTACTATAGACTTACCAGACATAGTAAGTGTGCCAGAAAGAGTCTTGTTCCCTGCAACTGCCTCATTCCCTGTATCATGGACTACAGCATCATCATCAGCTTTAGTTGCTATGGCTGTGGCTATGGCTGTATACTCAGCGTCATGTTCAGAACCTAAAACCTTTTTAGAAGGATCACCAGTTACTAAACTATCCTTGGCTGTAAAATTTGTAGTCTTCGTGTAATCAGACATCTATTATAATCTCCCTAGCTTTGCTAGAATCTCAATTCGTTGAATCTTTAGTGGTTGCTGATCTATTATAGCAGAGTACCCAAACTTAAGGTTCTTTCCACTCTTAGTAAGGTAACTTGTGCTGTTTGAAAAAGTGTCATCACTACTACCATACTCTGCTATGCCATACTCTGCTATGTTATATTCAGACAAAGTGCCACCACCAGATGTGGTATTTACATTATTAGATTGTGTGGTATAAAAACTATTAAAATCATATGCCCATCTTGCAGTTATGGTATATCCGTACCCACCAGCAAGAGTAAGAATCATCTTCTTTGGTATCTTTATTCTAGAAGCAACCATTTCTCCAAAGTCTGTCCAAGCAAAAGCACAAGACCAATTATATGTGCTAGTGTTATCTCTATATACATTAGTTATTTTACCTACAACACCATTCCTGCCTATGTATAAACTGCCATTTCTAGCAGAAAGAAAAGCCTTTGGATTCATACCATCCCACAAAGTAACCACTGGCAAAGAATTGTCTGTTTGTTGTTTTAAATTAACACAAAACACAAGACCTGCTGTTGGTAAACTTATAAGATAAAATCCATCTATTTCGTGATAGACAGATCGTATAAGGGCAACAGTTTCAGCACCAACTAATGATCTGAAATAATCACGGATATTAAAAGTTATGTCATTAATAGGAGCAGTTTCATTCTGCACAGTACGAACTAAACTTCTTAAACCACTATCAGAAAGAAAGAATATATCAGTACCTACATCCTGAACACTGTCTCTTGCTATACAACCTACTCCTGTGATATGGTCCGCAAGAGTCATAGTTGATGGTGTAGAAGCCCCTGTATAAATAAGTACAGACCTTTTTCCAAATATGAGAAGTTTCCCTTGAAATTCAGCAAGAGCAGTTATCTCGTCAATACCGTGCGCCCATACGGTCTTGAGATCAAGACTTCCAGCAGAACCAGACCCCCAAAGAGTCTCATCTAAAAGACTACAATAAACTAATGTAGTCTTGTCTGTTGTGGATTTAGTAGCCCACAACCGGCCAAAGGCCGAAAGACAAGCATGGCCTGTAGGAAGTGTTCCAGTACCAGCTACTATATCTGCAAATGCACCACCAGCCCCGACTATAGGTGTGTGGTCAGCTTGCATACCAATGACCTTATTATTGAAGTTCATAAACTTCCAATTATCATCAGTGGGGGGAGTGATAGTACCTGTTCTTTCAGTTAAGGCACTAGTACCACTATATATTTTATTAGCGGCTGCACTTATAATAGCTGAAGTACCAGCAATACTTATGTACTCACCTAAAGATTCAATACTTGGATTACCACTAATAGCTGATGTAGTTACAGCCTCCCACCCTTTTCGTGCAGACAACCTGCCACTATCATCTACTATACAATTAGTAGCTTCTGTAGCCCACTCAAGTCCCAAGGACTGTTCGGCTTGTTGTGTATTCAAACCAAACTTTCCCGGTGTTATAATATTTAGTGGTATAAGACGAGCTACTGCCATAGTTATTGTACCAAAAAGGTCAACTCATTCTGAGTATAACCAGAATCTCTGCTTACAGCATCAGCCAAAGCTTGATTCGCTATAACATCTTCTTTGTTACTAATAGTCCCTTGGTCTTCTCCACGCTCATTGATAGCAAGAGCATACGCTCTCAGTTGGATCGGATGTATGGGTACTGTAATCTTAGTTGCTTCTGTATACAAGTCCGGTTGTGGTACAACCACTTGAAAATTAATAACATTAATACCATTGGGTATAGGCCACAGATTCACATAAGGATCACCATTAGCATCAAAACCATTAAGGTCAAAGAAATTAGGTGCCCCTTGTTGACTTGCTCCCAATAAAAACCTAGTAGTCATAAACTGCGAACTAGGTGCCATTTGTAATCTATAATCTTGTGTGTTATTAAGAACATCATAAGACCCATCAAAAGGGTCTTGCATAATCCTGAAGCGTTCTCCTGCACCTGTGAGTACATATCTATATGTACCAGCAACAGTAGTGATAGGAATTGTAGTTCTAAGTCTAGACCAGTTCCAAGCATCTTCTACTTCACGTTTAGCCTGATTAACAAAGTCGGCTATTAAAGTAGAATAGGCAGTTTCATTGTATGTTGTTACTTCATCCTCACGGAGTCTTCGCAAGACATAATTTACACAAGCAAGAAACGTGGTTGTTTGAGAACCACTTGCACTAGCTTCACTTGCGCCGCGTTCTATAGCCATTTATTATTCCTCAATGGGTTTGATTTGTTTAGGACGACCAGCCTTTTTCTTAAGAATTGGCACCACAGTAGGTTGGTCTTCTTTGTCATCTTCAACTACTGTGGGCTTAACAACCTTTTCTGGTTCAACCAGTTCCCATGTTTTACTTCTAACCAGAACATCATAGTAGTGGTTTTCTGATACTTCTATCACTTCATCTTTATGAAGTATGCTTCTCACCTTTATCATTTATGTCCTTTTATCTTAAATTAGTTGGGGGATGTTGCTTATAGGCCAAACCCCCGGCACCTATTTTTTACTTTATTACCAAGCCGGACGGCCAACAACAAACTTCATGGTCTTGCCATTGAACGCATCAGCAGCTAGGGCATTAGTAGTCTCATCAACATTAGTCAATTTAACTTTGACTGTGTTTGCTGAATCTACCCAAGCATACAAGTCAACCTGTCCTGTACTCAACAGAGAAACATTCATAGTCGGTTGGACTATGATAGTATCACCAAGAGCAACCCCCGGAACTGTCAACGATACTGTCACCGAGACATCATCAGCTACCGCATCCTGATCTGTCCAAGTAGCAATACACGCCCACATCTCCGAGAACAAGCCAGTAAACTGCATACGTTGGCGTTTTGTACTCGTAACTGTAACTGTATTAGCCATATTTTATCATATCTCCTATATTTATTTGTTCTTAAGAACCCGCCCCAATTAAGGGGCGGTATCCCTAATTACCTACTTAGGCTGGCAGCACGAAGCAAATACCAGAGGTATCACGTAACTCACCAGTACCATAAATGGTATCGGCGGTGAAGAGATCACCCAAGTATTCTTGCTTGTACTGAGTCTGAGAACGGACACCCATCTGTTCAGCAAGGCAAATAGCTGACTTGTGAAGCAACATGCCCACACGATATTTTGTGTCGGTAGAAGCCGAGAAGTCAATAGTATAGCCCGCATCATAGTTGGCATCAGCCGCACCAGACAGAGTTGTAGAAGAAAAGTTCGCCAACTGTGTGCTAGAAGCAGACGCTACATGCACCCAAGGACAGTTTGTGCTGATAAAGACCGGAATACCATAAAGATCACCGATCAAACCAGTCTTGAGAGTAGTACCTTCTCCCCGGTACGCTTGCTCCGTAAAGCGGGGAATACCCATCAAGTTCTTCCGTTCAGCCGGAGGGACAATTAATGCCCTACCGTCTTCAGGAACATCCTGATCGTCAAGAGTCTGGATCATCTGGCGAAGGCCAACGTCCGAAAGAGCAGAACCGTTGCCTGTACCAGCATTGGCAGCACCACTAAATGTAGTAGAACCGTCTGAACCAATAACAGCCGTCTCGTAAAGAGTGGCCGCAGCAATAGCACCCGCCTGAAGTGTAGCACCCAAATAATGCAAATCAGAGTCTACCTGTTTAGCAAGAGCATAACCCGCATCGTCAGTGTATTGCTGACGAAGTGTAGGAAGACCTTGCACATCAAGTAAGTCCTCAATCAAGCGTGAATACTCATAGTGTTTATTAATTGAAATATTAGT